CCATATTGAACAATAGCCTGACGAAGACCAGTAGTTGTTCTTACCATCTCTCCATCTGCATCTGTCCTTGCGGTGTCACCGAAGGTATCACCATAAGTAAGATTATTGCCGAGCACTGATTCACCAAACAGGAATGTACGCTCTCTTTGCATCTTGTGTTCCATTGATTTAATCCTTCTTAATCGGATTAATTCATTTGGTTCACCTCTTAAAGCTGCTTCCATTAAAGTTTTGGTTATCTGTAAAGGAGTACGGAATATCTGACATGATCCCCATACTACTTTCAACTCGTCAGCCCACGGTTCTGGAGATTCACTTCCTTCACCATGCGCATTACCAATTACCACAAACCAGTCACCAGATGCCAGGTCAAAGTTTGTAGTTGAAAGGGTTTTTACTTTGATTTCTGTATCACTTGTATAAGTTGTGATTAATACAGTTCCTTTTTTAGTGCTGGATGGTTTACTCGTTGCAGGATCATTTGTATGAACTGCACAAACCAAGCCTACAAGGAATGATCCTCTTAAAGCTCCGTTTGATCCACTGCCTAAACCAATAGTATTCGTGGTAGTTGAAGCTGGTAATGTTACCGTTACTTCACTATCCGATGATGCCGTCATTGTACTGGTATCGTCTATTGTAAACCTCTGATCTCGCCAGTAGTTCTTATACTCGAACATCTTGAACAGAGGGTCTTTTGGTTTAAATTGATTATTGTTAGCTACTGCTGTAAGGAATGGTGCCGTATCTGACCACAATTCCTTTACATCATTTGGTAAGTAAAAATCCCGCCTGTCTGTATACAGTACGGAAGTGCTACTACCAGTATAAAGATTTTTTTCTTGTGCTGCCATATGTGTTTAACCTCCTATGGTATTATTTTTGTCTTAACATTGCAGCAAAAGCCTCATCTGGATTAACTATGGGTTTACCTGCACTACCCCCAAATGCTGGTGGTAATGGTTGTCTGTTAAATCCCTGTCCCTGTTGTGGCTGCTGCATACCTTTTTTTAACCTGTAGAGTTGTACCAGATTGGCAATAGATATTGAGTTAGGGTTAGAGAACTCTTTTATAAACTCAGACTGTTCCTGTGGAGGCATCTTATACTCGTTAGTAAGGATTTCACCTAACTGTCCAAGCTTCTGCTGTTGCTCCTGCTGAAAACGCATCCTCTGTTCATATTCCTGTCTCTGCTGTTCAAACTCCATTTCCTTCTTAGCACGATACTCTTCTTTCTTACTGTGATAATCAGCAAGTTGTTCCTGGTAGTTTAATAACGCTTCCTGATACTTATAGCTTGCACTATCAGAATCATTCAACGCTTCTACCATATTAAAGTCTCTTGGCTTCTCTGGTCTAACTGGAGCTACAAGTACTGTCTCTTTAGTTTCAGGTTGTAGCAGTTTCTCCTGTAAATAGTCAATTATTTCAGGTTTCTCCTGTATCGCTTTGATTACAGGAATAAAGGGCGTTACTTCATTTTTGAATTTGTCATACTGACTCTGAAAGTATCTTGCCCTCACTTCCCAGTTATCCATCTGGGGTTGGTTATTATCAGGTACTACAGCTGGTGTTTCTCCATCCACTATAGGCTGGGTTTCTTCTGGCGTTTCCACCTTTGGTTCCTGTCCGTACAGGAATGACTGGGAGGTATCAGAATCTGTTACAGGCTCTAAGCTCTCATCATTAAATAAGTTCATTGTATATCCTTATATTTGTTGTTAAAGTTATTTCTTCGCATTGTTTTTCCCCTGTGGTTTATTCTTAGCCTTCTCTTCTAATTTTGCTATCTTTAACTGGTCAGTCAGTCTTGCACTGTATATTGAACTTGCTGCTCTTGCTTCTGTGGAAGTAGACTTAATATCAGTCTTAAACTTCTCAAGTTCAACTCTCTTCTGCATATGACTGATCTCCCTATCCTTTGTCTGGATGTCTCCACTCAGCCTCTCTATCTCCTGTTGTGCCTGTTCTAACTGCTGTTGTAACTGTCTGATTATATCCATTCTTTCCAATACTCCCTCGGTATCAACCACTTCTGACTTCTTCAATACTTCCATCTGGTCAATAAGTCCCTTTTCATACATCATCATATAGTATTCAAACTGTGCCCATCTGTTGGAAGGTAACATTGAACCACTAACTACCACTACATCATATTTACCAACTGTAATATCATTCAGTTTCTTTACTGCTCCAGACACATCATCCACTACTGTATAATTCACTTTTACAGTTTCTTCAATATTGTTTGGTCTGACTACCCTTAAAGCTTTATATTCAGTATAAGTGCTCTGTATCAACTGTACCAGTATTTTTGCAAGGAAATTAAGGAATGCCTCAATATCATCCTTCTTACTTCTTATCCTTCTCTGCCCATATTCATCTAACGCTACTGTCCCTTTATACGTACTTGGTGCCTGTCCTGCATCTCCCTGCATTAATGCATAGATACCAAGGCATTCCTGTATATCCTTTCTTGCATCTGCTTCATTCTTATACAACTCATTAGGCAATGGTGATAAACCAACTACCTGTGGCTGTCCTAATTCCATATCAACTTCCAGTACCGCAGTACCAGCTTTACTCCACTCTCTTTCAAACTCAGTTTTATCCACACTACCACGATTAACCAATACCTTAACATTGGTAGAATTACTTGCATGTGCTATAATAAGAGACCGTATTTTATTTACATACCTCTGCATCTCTTTCACCACTTCAACATCCGATATTCCATATGGATTACCAGAATGCCTGTTAATAAGCAATACTATAGGGTATTCTTCCAATCCCTTGATTATGCCCTGATAATATAATTTCTCACCTATGGTAAGCACTCTTAATATTCTGTTCTCAACTATTGTTCTTACCGCTATCTCACCAGCTTGTATTACCTGTTCTATTGTTATTACCTGTAGCTGTACTGTACTCCCAGGTATAGCTGTCTGATCTTCTGTTTCTGGTCCAGGTACTGGTTCAGGCTGCTGTGTCTCTGGGTTCATAGTATAATGGAATACTTCACCTAACTGCTGTATCATCTGTAAAGCTTCCTGTACCTTTTCTTCATCCACTACAATCTGTTGCCCTTGCTGGGTGATTTGTACTATCACAGGCTGCTGCAGATATTGCTGGAACTCTTCATCTTCCATTACCTTTTCGACACCCAGCATAGGGTTATATACGTGATAAAACGGAACTCTTAATTTGGTGTATCTGTCAATTATCCTGTATTTGGTATGTAAGTAATCAGTAGGTATATCTCTTTCGGTATATTTAACATCATCAACTGAAGTTTTCATTCCAGTAAAGTCTACATCAGGATAAATTCTCCTTATTTCATCTCGTGTATAAATTGCACTTATAAGCATATGTGCAGCATCCCTGCAGAATATATCCTTTGCATTAGGATCAACATAAACAGTAAGCGGGTCTATCCCCTTAACACATACTTCACCTTTGCCATAATCTCCAAACTGGTCTACATAACAAAGTGCAGCCCCTCTTCCCTTCACATAATAATCTCTGATATTTCTCTTTAACTGGACGTTTCCTAAAGATTCATCCCATACATAAGTAAGCAAATCAGCAAACAACTTACCTACTTTAATATCACTGTCTTCTCTTGCTGTGGAGGAAAACCTTGGTCTGTTGGTGGTAAGTAATGCTATAGCCTGTTCAACTGCTGGCAGTATTACATTAACCACTATAGGAGATTGGTTATTAGATTCCAGTATCTGCCTTTCAGAAGCAGTCCATTGTGCTCCCAGATAGAAGTCTTCATTCTCTATAGCTTTGGCTGCCCAGTTCTCCTGATACCCTTTGTATACCTTATACAACTCCTCATTTAATAATGCAGGGTCTTGTATTTTGTCTAAGCGATCATCCAACCTTCAACCTCTTTCTTTACTTTCTTTCTTTTTTTAGTTTGCTTCATATCTTTTCTGCTGTGAGTAGGCACATAACAACCTCTTAAAGCATAATAAAAAGCATCCATTGTATCATCATTCCTTGATTTGGGGAATGTAAGCAACTCATTAACAAACTCACTATGATTCTCTTTTACCACATATACCTTACGTCCTGCAAAGTGTGGTTCCAGACTCTCTAATCTTGCACTCTTACTGTTCCTTGGGGATTCCTTAACTTCCA